ACCAGAAATTGTAGCCACTAGAGAAGATGGCTTCAAAGCAGTTAAATACGAGAAGATAGTTCCTTTGTTAATTGAAACAATAAAGGCACAGCAAAAACAAATTGATCAGATTATGGCCACACTAAAAAATCTGATCAATAAATAAGAGGCCGAAAGAGGAAATTATGGCAACGTTACCAGCAACAGGCAGTGCAATATCATTTGGACAAGTTAATAGAACATTTACTAATCAAGCCCCAGGTGCAGCGGGAAACGCTCCAGCGGGTGGTCAAAATATTAAGTTAAGTGCTGTGTTAGGTAATAATGCTACATACGGAATTGGACAAACTGCTGCAACACAAATTAAATTTGCAGCAACCTTTGGCGGCAAAATAACTCCTTACGCATAAAAATATGAAAACAACACAAATTAAAGATGTATTATCCAGCATCAAACTAGGCCCTAGCAAATGGGAATTGGATACTATTATTTGGCATGATCGTTTATCTAATCCAAATACATTAGTAAATTTTTTATCTAGAATAGAAGAATTACAAGAAATTTTAGAATTAGACGCAGCTCAAAAAACAGAGTTAGATAATCTATTAGAACTATTGGATGAAATGGAAGATAGCGATGTCGATGAGTTAGTTAATAGAAATGAAAATGAAGCACGTGATGCATTCATTGAAGAATTAGCAAAGGTTAGTGCAATTGAAGTATTAACTGGTGGAAAATTAAGCTTCAAAACTATGAATACCGCTTGCAAACTCAGCCCTAATGACTTTATACTATGTGCTAAACGCACTCAAGATTTGATTAATTCTATCCAAGGATTAGCAATCAAAGGTGAAACACTTAGTAATGATGTTGCAGGCGCATGAAAAAGAACTCAGTATTTTCAACAAGTAAATGGTCAAGCAAAAAAGGTAAATTAGCAGTATGTATCCCATGTAGAGATACATTGCATTCTGCTCATGCCCTTGCGTTAGCCGAATTAGTTAAGTTCAACACAATGAGTGATATAGACACTCATGTGTTTATGGATGCTAGTACCATTTTGCTTACTCAAAGAGAAAGATTAGCTACCATGGCAGTTGATCTAGGTGCTGACCATATTCTATGGTTAGACAGTGATATGGTATTTCCCTCCACTACTGCCGTTCGATTGTTAGCACATGATGAAGATGTTGTAGCAGCAAATTACCTGCGTCGCCAACTTCCTGTAAAAGGTGTAGCTTACGAAACTATAGGTGACTGGGAAAATCCTTTAGATTTCGATGTGTATGATGGTCTTGTTCCTGTTGAAGGTGTAGGGATGGGTTGTATTTTAATGAAAACTGAAATATTTTTAGAAATACCTAAACCTTGGTTTGAGTTTCAATGGAGCCCGCAGTCCAATGACTTCTTAGGTGAAGATATGGTGCTATGCCAAAAGATTGCTAGTACTGGTAGAACTATTAAAATTGACACAGTTTTGAGTCAAGAAATGCGCCATCTAGGTACATGGGCGTTTGGACCTGATTTACTACAATAAATCTAATAACAATTCAAGTTTAGCCTGTATAATTTTATTGCTAAACGAATTCTTTACACCACCATGCAATGGTTTAGGCCATTGATTATAATTTGTCCAAGCATATCCTGCATGTTCTTCATTTAGTGTAGGAATAAATTCTCTGTCAATTACCAACACATAAGTGTTATACTGAAAATTTTGATCGTTACTGACAAATAATTCTAAAGGAATTACTTTTCTTATAGTAGGTGTTTTACCTACTTCTTCTTCTATTTCTCTTTTAAGAGCATCAAACGGAGTTCCGTCGCTAGGTTCTTGTTTGCCGCCAACAAATCCCCATGTGCCTGCTGTTTTAGCCTGTGTTCTTGATAACAATAAAAAACGTTTAGTGTCTTTAGCAAGAAATAGTCCGCCGCTGCAAACAATTTGATTTAGAGTATTAGTCGCCATAATTGAGGATCGTATAAACCTTCATAACTTTTACTCCAGGAACCTGCTTCCCATTTATATTGAGTGTTAGTATATGAATTAGTTATATAAACTACCTCCCGATGATTAGCAGAACTGAAAACTACATTCCAGATAGTTCCATCCCATTCAATTATATCATTAGCATCAGCACTAAAACCATCACCATTGCTTTGCAACCAGGCCGCAGGCCCGTCTGCTGTTGTACTATGAATATTTTCTAATATCAAGTATCTTGTACCTGCTACTACTCCCTTGGGATTAAATGTATCAGGATTGATTACAGCATCTACGGTACCTCTACCAGCGATAGTACTATTAGTGGGTATGGTGTCTCTGTTTATGTCTAGTCTCATACCAAAATCATCACTGGGATCTAAACTTATATAAGCAATTACTTCATTATTGTCAGGTTGTGTAAATCTTATTTCACTCAATCCTGCTCTAAATTTACCAGGATATAAATCTAAAACTTTCAACCATGATGCGGTATTCTTTGGTGATGTTATATCTATATTATCACCGAGGCCGTTAGTGTTTATTAATCTTGCGGTATTGTTTAATACCAATAAACTAAAATCACCCGGTGTAACAACTAAGGTAGAATCTGGAGAAGTATTTGCAAACATATTAGCTGCACCTGGGATATCATATTTTGCCGCAATAGTACCTTGTGCAGTTTCAGAGAATATATTAGATATGATTTTAGTAATAACACCCAATTTCTTAACTTTGGCAGGGGGTGTGATCCATATAGGTGTATGGAACGTTAGATTCATTATATCTATATCTTCAGTCACGCCTTGTGGAATTTGACGACTAGACCATGTGATATTATCTAATGTAACTACACTAAGACTTGTCCAATCAACATAGTTATCCGTAGTCTGTATTTCAAAACTAGGATTAAAAAATACAATTAATTGTTCCCAAATTTGTAATTTTTGATCAGTATTTGATGACCAAATATCTGCTGATAATGTTAATTTAAAAGGACTTGGCATTATACGTTCAATAGTATAGTTACTGCCTTGGGCGTTTAAATATTCTTTGTTATTTGCGTCAAAAGCACGCTCTTTTATGTTTATTTTACTAATAAATGTCGGATCTTGAAGTCGTTCTCGGTCAAAATTTAACTCTTTTATATAGCAGGCTATGAATGGCGCACTAGGGATAGTATTCTCACTATTCTTTTTAAGTATTTGACCAACTTGCCTAGTCATGTCTCCATACCTAACTGGAACCTGTACGATATTACCCTTGGCATCTTTATATCCAAAGTTGCTTAGTATCTGAATAAATTGTGCCAGGTATCTGCGTACCTGACCGTCATAAAAATAGTCCATTTTAATTATCTGCTCTTGGTTTTAGTACTTTGCTTAATGCTTGTTTTTCTACAACAACTTCACCTGCAATAGTTGCAGTATTTGTATTATTAATAAAACTTGATTTGAGTTTTCTTCTTACTAATAACGGATTATCAGTTTGTGTTTCACCTAACGTACTTGTAGTCATTCTTACATTATCTTCATATTTGATCCAATGTAATCCGTCATATCTATAAAGCCTATTAGGTAAGTAGTCAGTTCTTAAGAAAAACTGACCTTCAATAGCACCATTAGGAAATGTAATTCCAAATCCATATGGAATTCCGTCTGGAGGAATACCATCACCTGTTAGATAACCTATGTAATAATTTTTACTAGGAGTCGCTAATACAGCACTGGCATCAAGCAAATCAGAGCTAGCATCTATATTTTCTATTGAAGTATCAGCAGGAGTTGCTAATCCGCCTGTACTTGTACTTACAGGCACAACATAAAATTGTTCAGTTTTGTAACCGCTCTTTTCAACATCTGCTTGTGCTTGTTCAATAATCTGATTATTAATTTCTATATTTTTCTTATATGTTGATAACAAATCACGCAATGTACTACCATCTTCTGCTCCACTATCAGCATCAAGAATTTCCTTAAATTCTTGACTATCAACAAGTGGAGAACATTTTGCTCTAACTAAATGAGGGTACCAAGTTTGACTATAACCGGATGCAGGTCGAGTAACTTCTGATACAACATAGAATCGTTTTAATGCTACAATACTATCATCTAATGCAAATTCGTCTTTCTGATGAGGCAATTCAATCACATCACCTGCCATGATTTTTCTACCCAGAGCATCAAAGCTACTACGTAGATGAAAATTAATCATGATATTATCATTGTTTAAAAATAGTCCAAATTGACTTAAATTAAAATCTAAATCTTGTAAAGTATAAATTCCGCGAATAACATAAACATCGGGATCATAATGACGATCTCTATTTTCCATGAATAGCAAATCTTGTATTCCCAGTTCGGGAATGGGATTAGAATTATTAGGAACAGCAGGAGTGCTTTGTCCTTCTTCAGGATTTGCTGGACCTAAATACTTATGTACGAATACATCAGTGCCACCTACCTGAAATTCTTCGTTAATTACACGATCTATAAATTTAAAATCATTGCCCTTTTCCGGGCGGTACATTGAAAGTCTTGGCATAGTATTCTATTTATCGCTAAATATTAGTATGACTGAGAACGAAAACGAACGCCAAAAAATAGTAGAATACGTTAAAACAATGCTAGG